GTACGTGACAGCACCCCTGTACGCCCTGACGGGGTAGTGCTGGCGGTTAAGGTGGTACTGGCGTGAGCTTCGCCAACGACATGGAGCGGGCGTTGGCTAGTATCAGGCGCCGATTTAATGCTCTAGACGAAGCGGTTACAGACCACGTCTTTCGCTCCATCACCGTCGGTAGCCCGGTCACAGGCGCGCCCGGCCAGCCCGTGGATAAGGGCGAACTACTGCGGTCCTGGAAGAAGGTGCCTGATGGGGCGAACGGGTCAAGGATCATCAGTACCGCCGATCATGCTCGGGCTGCTGAAGATGGTGGTGGTCGCCGCAAGCGTTCAAAGACGGGTGGTTCGCACAGCGTGCGCATGACCCGTCTTGGTTGGCATAGGATTGTTCGGTTTGAACTCGAAAGGGTGAAGGGACAGAGGCGGTGATCAAGCACGTCCACATTCTGACCGCACTTCGTGCTAGGCTCCTTAGCCTGCTGGTTGTGGACACCGGGAGCGTTGTGCTCGGAGCTACCGAGTCTGGTTACACGCGCAGTGAAGGGTCCTTTATTCTTGATGGGTTCAGGGAAGGAATGGAGGTCGTTCCTGAAGGATTTGACCACACTATCCCGGCAGTGATTACGCGGGTTGACGATCTGAGCATGGACGTTTCCTTTGCCCATGCCGTGTCCCCCGAAGTTGCGGGACGCCGACTTTACGTTGGTCTTCCTCCAGATCGGGCGTGGGAGAACACAGTGCATGAACCGACTGATGGTCGGTGGTACGTCGAAGAGGACTACATTCCGGGTCCGAGCGGGCTCGCTACTGGTCTAGACCTTGACCTCGAGCCCGCGTATGTACTACGTTTATACGGCATCGCGGGCGTCGGGACGGGTGCCATCTCCGAAGTCGGGGACGCAATCGTTGGACTCTTTCCGGCTGGGAGTTGGTTCCCAGCAGACGATGGGGTTCACACGGTTCACATCCGTCTCAACCCCGCTCCGTATCGGGGGCAGGTTGTCTCGGAAACGGCGAGCCATGCCCTTACCGTGATCACTGTCCCGCTTTGGGTCCGGACGCGAAACAACCCCTGATAAGGAGACGAAGCGATGCCGATGCAGACCGCTGCGAACGTATGGGCGGCACTCAAGCGCGAGGCGACGGCCACTCCCGGCGTTGCTGCTAGCGGTGCGGGTGCGCTGATGATCCGGCTCGCAGATAGTCCGGGCCTCACGCTAACAAGAAACCCCATCACATCCAACGAGCGGCGCAGCGACCAGATCCGCCCGATGGGACGTCTCGGTGGCAAGTCGGTGGCCGGGAGCTACAACTGTCAGCTTACCCTCGGGGGCGAGACGGACAGCCTTTTCGAGGCAGGGCTTCGCCGAGTGTGGCAGAATCCGCTCGCAATCACCCCAACCGAAATGGCGGGGGCGAGCATCACGGTCGCTACCACGAGTACAATCACAGCCTCGGCCGGGAGCTGGATCGCGGCCGGTATCAAAGTGGGTGACATCATCACCCCCACCGGACTCACCACCCCCGCCAACAACAACCTCCGTCTCCGCGTCGTCAATGTGACGACGGGTACCCTGACATTTGCAGGCACCCCTCTCACGGTCGCTGCCGTGCAAGCGGCGGGATGGACCCTCACGCGGCTCAAGAAGCTGACCACGGCTGGGCTGGTGACGAGGTACAGCTACACGATCGAACAGTACGACGCCGACATCGATCTGAGTGAGATTTTCCTCGGGTGCCGCCTGACGGGTATCGCTCTTAGCTACCGCCCGAACGCGATCTCCACGGTGACGTACACTTTCATGGGGATGGATCAGCAGTTGCTGGTGGTGGGGACGAGCCCTTGGTTTGCAAATCCGGTCACGACCACTGGTGAACCTCTGATCGCGGACGACAGCTACATCCGCTACGCTGGAGCTGAAGTGACGAAGTTTACGGCTCTAGACCTCAACATCGCCATTGCGGCGGCAGGTCAGCCGGTAATCGGAAGCCTCGTATCTCCCGACATCTTCGACACCGACACGACCATCACCGGCTCGATCGCGGGTATCCGCGAGGATTTCAGTCGGCTCCAGATGTTCGGCACCGAGGCAGAGTTCGAGATTTCCGGGCTGTTCACCGAGCCCGCAACCGCAATCAGTGCGAACCCGGGCGGCGCGCTGGGATGCTTTGGCATCTACATGCCCCGTGTAAAGTTCAGCTCTGTCGAAGCCCCGTTTCGTGGGGGTGAAGGCCCCAAGATCGAGACGCTGAACCTGATGGTAGGACCGCGCGTCGCCAGCAACATCTACGACGCGTCGGCCATGAACGTTTTCAGCAGTGCGGCGTAAACCTCTCGCGGGAGCGACCAGATGAAACCGGGACAGGAGGTCCGCTACTTCGCGGACGAGAACGCTGAGAAGAGCGAGCCCGCGCTGGTGCTCGAGATCGTAGGAGCGGGACCCTCACACTACAAGATCCTGGAGCTGGCAACGGGGAAGGGTGAGGAGAGCACGATCCACGAGAAGATCAAGCACGAACGAGACGCGGAAAAAGGTGAGCCGTTCTGGATGCTGCCCAAGGAAAAGTCGGTGCGGACCTTCGAGGAAGGGGAGGAGCCGGCCCCGGCTGTGGACATCACTGCCTTTCCCGACCATCCCGAGGAGCGTCCGGCGCCTTCGAAGGAGAAGGTGCGTGCAGCACGTGGAGCGGGCAAGGGGGGTTCGGAGAAGAAGCGGTAGGGAGCTCGGCTATAGCACGCGTAGCAGAGTTGTAGGTTCGCAGAAGTAGCTGTACCCCGGTCGCTCCGGTGAAGGGCTGCCATCCCGGAATCGGGCGTGCAGCGGCCGGGGTACGGCGCACATACACCGAATGGGAGCACGCCCATGTCCGAGAACATCGTTTCGCAGGTGGAAGAGATCCTCGCCGAGCCCATGGACCCGACGGGCTTCGATATCAGCGCCGAGCAGGCCGCGGCGGCACTCGAGGACAGCGGGTACGACATGCCGGTCAAGGGCATCAACGGAGAACCGGCGTTCTGGAAGAACCCCGAGACCGGCAACGTGGAGCCCGTCACCATCCGGGTCGTCGGCGCCAATTCCAGCCGCTTCCGCGCCATCGAAAAGAAGCTCCGCGAGCGGGTGCTGAAGCCCAAGCAGTTCACGGGGCAGGCCATGTACGAGGACTCGGTCGAGAAGGCGGCCGCCTGCACGCTGGGCTGGAACGGCATCCACGACCGTGGCAACCCGGCCCCCTTCAGCGTCAACAATGCGAAGGTGCTGTACAAGAAGCTGCCGTTCCTGCTCAATCAGGTGACGGAGGCGATGAACGATCACTCGCTTTTCTCCGAGAGCTCCTCGATGACGCAGTAGCGTACGTTCGCTTCGAGACGCGTCTTAGTGCAAGAGCCGACAAAAAGGATCCTAACTCACCCACGGTTCGGGATCACTTAGTCGAAGCGGCGCGTCTTGGTAGCGAAGCGGCACGACAGGAGCTCGACGAGGCTCCCGAGTGCCCCGAGGAGCTAATGTACCTCGTCGCCTGGACCTACATGCTGTTCGGTCGGAGCGGGGCGGGTTTTGACGGTGCGGTTCCGCTCAGCCACCGTGAGATCCTGAGCTGGTCGCACCTGACTGGAAATGTTCTTGAACCTTGGGAGGTCGAAGCTCTAGTAGAGCTTGATGCAGCGATCCGCCATCCTGACCCAAAGGAGAGCGATCCGGAAGTGAAGGCGAAGCCCGTCAAGACGGGTGGTTGGCCACAACGTCGCACCGAGCCCGTACTGGTGTCAGGAGAATAGGTGGATCTCGCAACTCTTGGCCTGATCGTTACTGCCGCTGGCGCGATCGCTGCCCTGGATCATTTCACAGGGGCGGCGAATCGTGCTACGCGTGCGGGATCGGCTACAGAGCGCATGACTGGCGAACTTCGTCGTGGCATGGCTGCGATGGGGTTCGCCTTTGGTGTTCGCGAGATGATCGAGTACGCCGATAGTTGGGCGCTGATCAACGCTCGTATCCGTCTTGTGACCAGGAGTAGTGAAGAGGCCGCTGCCGTTCAGGACATCCTGTTCCGAAACGCTCAGGCTTCACGCACCCCCTTTGAAGCAACAGCGACGCTATATACCCGAGTGGCCCGAAACGCAGAAACGCTGGGCCGCTCACAAAATGAACTGATTCGATTCACGGACCTCGTCAATAAGACGATGGTCACGAGTGGCCGTACTGCGCAGGAAGCCACTCAAGGTATGATTCAGCTAAGCCAGGCTCTTGGTAGCGGTAAGTTGCAGGGCGACGAGTTCCGTACTGTGATGGAGTCGATGCCTGAAGTGGCGAAGGCTATCGCAAACGGGATGGGACTCACAATCGGACAGTTGTACAAGGCCCGGACCGAAGGTCGTATCACTTCGGAGATCATTATCGACTCTGTCTTGAAGATGGGCGATACCATCGACAAGCAGTTTAAGGCAATGCCCA